CATCGGTTCTTTAATTTATGTGTTTGTATTCTTTGATTATGGAATGTGCTGATTGATAGACTTGTCAGCCTTTGTATTCCGATGCAAAATTACAGCCGTTCCTATGTGGCATAATGTGCGTCCCGTGGGGAAAGCTTAAAAATGGCAAACGCACTATGTGCTGGATTTCAGCCGCATAGTGCGTTTGCAAAATGTCATTATATGCTGCAGATGGGGGGAAGTTGGGATATTACGGGGTTCTCCGCCTTGAACGCCATTCCTCGATGGCTCCGTCTATGGATTTTCGGTAGTTTTGGTTGTCCTCTGTGGCATAATCGGCGCAGATGTCGGAGCGGTGCTTGTCATAGTAAGACTTGGCGATGCCGCAGCGTTGGAGGAACAACCGCGCCCATGTCTCCGCCTCTTTCCTCGGGCTGATGTTCCTCGCCACGGCAAAGACCATGTAGCAGACCCGCAGTTTCTCTTTCGGCAGCACGGCAATGGATTTTGCCTCTTCCCTTACGTTGAGGAAATTGGCAAAATCGAGAGGGGTACAGTTCTCAAACTGGCTGTCGTTGCAGACATCGTGTATCGCCATGCACAAGCCCAGTTCAACCACATCACGCCACTTGGCGGTTTCAAGCAACAAACCTCCGTTCATCGACCTTCCCCTTTCTCCATGCGGTCAAGGTCGTTTATAATACTTCCGGCTATGCCGTTCAGTTTCGTGGCAAGCGCATACAGGTGTGAGGCTTTGAGGGAAAAGACATCCCCGGCGCGCCGGTTCTCATGCTCGTATTCAGCATATATTCTCCTGACATCGGTCTGCCGCCTGTCATGTTCCGCCTTTGCAGCATCGCACTCCTTCTCAGCCTCGGCATACTCTTTTGAGCCGAGAGGTAGATAGTCAAGGCGGTGGTTCAGCTCGCAGTACCGTTTCCAGTAAGGGTTAAGTTCATCAGAAGCCTTTTGAAATATGGCATGGTAATGTCGGGAGTGAGCGTTTGCAATCCCCCGGAAATCAATGCCGTCAAGCCGCCCTATATTATTAAGGAGTGTCGTGGTCTCTGCTTTGAGGGAAATAGCTATCTCACGTAATCCTGACAAATCCTCACCTGCCATAACCTCCGCATCGGCTATAAGCGCATTGGTGTCCTGAAGGTCGTAGTAGAACCGTGCAAGCTCATACGCCTGTTCAAAAGACATCGTACTACCATTGCAAGCGGCAACAATCCCATTGACTTCATCGAGCCGGTTTGCGATATTTATAGATTTCTTCATAAAAACATTGTCATATATACCGGGAGACACAATACAGTGCCATCCTTGCGCATATCTTTCGTATATACAAGATATTCATTTTTAATTCTTGACGAAAATTTAGAGCAGAAAGCATCCAATGAGGCATGAGCCTTGTAACCGGACGATTTCACCTCGATTGGGCTAACCTTGTCTCCGTCTGAAATCAAGAAATCAACCTCGTAATTGTGTTTTCCGCTCTCTGTCGGAAATGTATAGTAGTGCAGTTCGTGGCCTGCGGCCTTAAGTATCTGCGCCACCACATTCTCGTAAACATAGCCGAGGTCGGCACTGAGTTTGTTGCTCAGCAGTTTTTCATATATTACATTCTGTGTGAATTTTTTATCCCAAAATGCAAGTGTTACGAAAAGTCCGGTGTCACCGACAAACATCTTGAAACGGCTTGTGTCATGGTGCAACGACATCCCGGCACCCGGATCGTTGGCATGGTATGACATATTGACCGTCATTGACTCCTTCATTTCCGACAGCACGTCCGCAAGCTCGTGACTTCTTGCCCCGCCTGTTGAACTCCACGCCATATAACGGTTTGAATTGCGTGTCAATTCCGACGGAATGTTATGGAACAGCAGCGATGCGTTGCCGGATGGGTCTATGCGGTTGAAGTCGTTTTCATAGAGAGTGATTATTCCCCGTTTCGAGCGATCGACCTTCTCCATATTGTTCGTCTCTATATAAGTGGCGACGGCCTGCGGCATACCTCCCACAAGCATATACAGCCGGAAATCGCGCATGAGTGAGCGGTTGGCTACATCCCCAAGAGATTTTCGGTCTCTGAAACATTCCTCAAGCATAGGTACGGACACTCTGTCACCTAAAGCCCACCTGAACTCCTCGTAATCCATCGGGTACATATTGACCGTAAGTTCCTCGCTGGGTATCAGTATCCCATCAACATTTTTCCTTATAGAAATCAGCGAGCCGGTCTCAATATAGTCATAACGACGGTCTTTAACGAGATATTTTATGGCCTGTCGTGCCTTGGGGCAGTTCTGCACCTCATCGAAGATGATGACAGACTTCCGTTCAATCAGCTCAACATGATATATCATCTGCAGGCGCATGAATATGAAATCGAGGTTTGACACGTCATTGAACAAATCCCGTACCTCGTCGCTGCACTCGACAAAATCAATCAGTATGTAACTGTCATACTCGGCGCGTGCAAATTCCTCGGCAATCGTTGACTTTCCGACCCGTCGCGCGCCTTTTATCAACAAGGCTGTGGAACCGTTGTCCGATTCTTTCCATTGTTGCAGTTCCCGGTATATCTTTCGCTTGAATATCATGTAATAGCCATTGTTTAACAGGTGCAAAGATAATCAATCTCACACGATTCTCAAAATGTTTTAGGCTGTATTTGGCACGATTCTCAAAATGTTAGCCTTGTGCAAATGTAACTTGCTGTCAGGCAATGACATTTTTAGTCGTTTTCTTCTTTTTCATTTCTCTTCTCAAACATCTTGTCAACGAGGTTGACAGCCTCAATCTTCTTACTGTCAACAATTTTTGCGTAAATCTGCGTTGTGCGGACATCGGAATGCCCCATCAGCTTACAGGTCGTATAAAGGTCTGCTCCTACGGTCATCATGAGTGTTCCGAATGTATGGCGGGATGTGTGAAAAGTCAGATGTTTGTCTATTCCGGCGGATTTTGCCCAAACCTTGAGAATCTTGTTGATTGTCATCAGAGACGGCAGCCCTGAGAAAATGGGGGAGTTTTCATCTTCATTTCTTTCAGGAAGCCATGCGAGCGCATTGTTGGAAAGCGGGATATAAACAGGTGTCGATGTCTTCTTCATTACAACCGACAGCAGGTATCTGCCGTCATTCATCTGCACATCTTTCCATTTCAAGGCGTAAATGTCGCTCATTCTAAGTCCGCAATAGCATGAAAACAGGTATGCCTGTTTCACAACCGGATTATAGCAATCGGTGGCTGTGATTTTCTTTAATTCTTCAATCGTCAGGAACTGTCGTTGTGATTCGGGCTTTTTCACACGTTCTGCCGCAGAAAGCAGCATGAACGGATTTTCGCCGAGTACTTCCGCACGGACAGCGGCATTGAGCGCAATCGAAAGCTGGGAGATATAGCTCACCGCCGTGCCTTGCGATATACGGCCTTCCTTTGGCGCGTATGCACTGTTCCTAATTCCCTCGCTCACCTTGTTCTGCCTGTTGTATGAGTTCTGCAGCCAGTCGATGAAGCCGAGTGCCCATTTCTTGTCTATATCACCCATGCGGGTCTTTTTGCCGTACAGTGTCACGACTTTAATAACACTGCCCAAAAGTGCTATATTGCGTATGCCCTTGCGTTCCTGCGCGGCCTTGAATTTGTCGAGCCAGTCCGTCAGCAGAAGTTTCTGCCACCCGGCATTGCGCCTTATTCCGGCCTTTCCGTTGGTTATGTCTATTATACGCTGGGATTTTATGGCTTCCACTGCGGCACGGGTCGCCCTGTTCTGCTCCTTGACTTTCGCGCTGACTTCAGGAAGCAGATAGAGTTTAAGAAACTCATAACTACGTTTCCCATTGACATATATGTCAAGATAGAAGGATTCTGAACCGTCAGCGAGTTTCTTGGTGCGCACTCTGACAGGTTCTTTGAGTTTTGTTTTCTTTTTGGGAGAGGTCATATTATTTAGTTTTGTCATTTATAAAACCTTGTCAAGGAGATTCATCGCCTCGACTTTTTTACTGTCGATAATTTTTGCGTAAACCTGGGTCGCGCGCACATCGGAATGTCCCATCATCTTGCTTGCCGTATAGAGGTCAACCCCGGCAGTCATCAGCATTGTTCCGAACGTATGGCGCGACATGTGGAAATGTATCTCCTTGCCTATACCGGCTTGTTTAGTCCATTTTTTAAGATGTTTCCCAATTCTGGTCTTGCTCGGCAGAGCATCAAAGACAGCTCTGTCGGATGGCGCGACACCCCTTTCCGGCAGATATTCCACCGCTTTTGATGAGAGGGGAACCGATACATGCTTTCTTGTCTTCTTCATTATAAACGACAACACTACCGTTTCTCCGCTTTTAGAAATATTTTGCCACCGGAGATTCAGCATATCGGAAATACGAAGCCCGCTGAAACAGCAGAACAGGAATGCCCGTCTGATATGGTCATGTTTATATGGTGTGGCTTCCAGTATGCCGACCTCATCAAGAGTGAGGAAACTACAAGTGGACTGCGGTTCAGTGATCTTGTCGGCAGTATTAAGAAGCGTCCACGGATTGCTCTTGATATACCCCATACGCATGGCGTTGTTGAGAATATCCGCAAGATGCCAAAAATATCCAAAAGCGGTTTTCCTTGCCAGCACCCTGCCGGTTTTAGGACTGCGATAAGATAAAACCCAGTCTTTGAAATCAATGCAGAATTTCTTATCCACATCACACAGTCTGGTGCCCGGCCTGAAAACTTCAAAATTTCTTCGTGCCGTGACAAGAGCCTTGTAGGTATTCATACCGCGCTCCTTATAATAGGAAATCAGGATGTCGATATAATCACATAGAAGGATTCCGGATTTGTCTTGTGTCTCTATTGCCTCCGATATACCTTGTATATGGGCGTTGCATTTTTCGATGATGATTTCCTCAGCCCTGCGCAGTGTTTTGGCATTCTCGCGCTTTGCCTTTTCGGTTGCTTCGGGCAGAAGATACAGTTTAAGGAACTCATACTCATGTTTCCCGTTAATGGCATGGTCTATGAAAAGCGACTCGCGCCCGTCCGCAAGTTTGCGACGGCGTAACTTGTACGGACTTTTATCTACTTTTGATGTTCTTTTTCTACCCATTGCTTTTCAGTACATTATATCCGATTGCAAAGGTAGTAAATAAATCCGATAAAAGTATCAAAACAAGTAACAAAAATAATCTCCAAATGGGTATTTTAGGAAATCAATGAGAATCTGACTCGCAGCAATAAAACGCTTATATATAGGATTATAAATGTTTTTATACAGCTGATTATTTCGCTTAAATTCCATATTTATTTTCTTCCCGTCTATTCAGCCGTGCTTTGGAGAGTGTTTAATCGTGAACAAGTCGGCAGAACGGTGAAATCTGATGAAATTGCCGAACAATAATCCGTGAACAAAATCCGGAAGTTTCTTCCTGTTCACGGAAGTGTTCACAAAATTTGCCACACCGCGTTGATTTTCTTGTGCTTGCCTGTTGTGAAATTGGGCGGAAATGATCATATTTATATAACCATTAAACCACAATTTCAAATTATGTTACATGATTCTTATTTCACCTTGTCGTTTATCGCAAGGAAAGCCCGCGCCCTCCGCAACGGCGAGTATCCAATCTTCGTCCGTATCACCGTCAGCGGTCAGATTGCGGAGATGAACCTCGGCCGCAGTGTCGCCCCGGAGAACTGGGACCAGAAGCGCGCCATGTCTAAAGGCCGCTCACGCCGTGACCTCGAACTGAACAAGTATATCGAGGTTGTCAAAGCCCGCTTCCTCGAAATCCACAATATGCTCGTGCGTGAGGGGAAGATGGTGAACCCGAAAATCCTTCGTGACCACTTTCTCGGCACGGTGGAGAAACCGAAGATGCTCTGCGATGTATTCCGGCAGGCAAACGAACAGCGGCGCGCCGAATATGAGCGTGGCGACATGGGCAAAGCCACATACGAGCGTTGGGTGCGTTGCGTCGCCTATCTGGAAGAGTTCATGCAGCTCACGCGGAATATGTCCGACATTCCTGTAAAGGAAGTGACGAAAGGGTTTGTGCAGGATTTTGAACATTTCCTGCGCATGAACAAGAAAGCCGCCAACAACACGGCTGTGCGCTATCTGCGCTACCTCAAGAATGTAATGCAATATGCAATAGCCAACAAGTGGGCTACCGAAGACCCGTTCATCGGCAAGCGGTTCAAACGCACGGTCGCCGACCGTGAGGCATTGACCGAAGCCGAGTTGAAACGCATGATGGATTTGGATCTGAAGGATTATCTCCGTGTTGAGGCCGTGCGTGACACTTTTGTGTTCTGCTGCTTCACCGGGCTGGCGTTCTGCGACATCAAGTCGCTCAAACGCTCCGACATCACCACCGACGCTGACGGTCGGATGTGGATACGCAAGCACCGCGAGAAAACGGGCGAGTTGAGCGTAATCCCCCTGCTCGATGTTCCCCGCCGGTTGATTGAGAAATACCGCAACCACCCGAAAGTTATGTTTGAGGGTGTTGTGCTGCCTGTAATCTCCAACCAACGCCTAAACGCGTATCTCAAGGAGGTGGCCGACCTCGCCAAAATCAACCGTCACCTGACCTCGCATATCGGGAGGCACACGTTTGCCACACTGTCGTTGAGCAACCATGTTCCAATTGAGAGCATATCAAAAATGCTCGGACACTCCGACATCCGCACAACGCAGATCTACGCAAAAATGCAGGACAAGACGGTGTATGAGGACATGGCGACTATGCGCCAAAAATTCGATTGTGTCATGATGAACTGACATCGGGCAACGATAAACAAATGACAACGGCAACCGGGCTATGGGCTTCGGTTGCCGTTGTCGTTTTTGGTGTTGGTATCAGCCGAACTTGAGTCGGTAGTTGGATTGCAGGAAGGTTTCAATATCTTCCTCGGCATAGAGGATTTTACCGTCAAGCCGGTAATATGGTATTAGACCCCGGTCGCGGTAATCCTGCGTGGTGCGTCGGCATACTCCGAGCAACTCTGATAGCATGGCGTCTGTTATGAACCGCTTGCCGTGGAGCAATGGGTGGTATTCGTCTTTCAACTGCTGGCACATGGCGGTGATGTCGTCGGCTTGTGCGGTCAGGCGCATTATGCGCGGGTCGGTGGCTGTGACTGTTTCTTTCATTGCCCCGCTCCTTCCTCTTTGATGATAAGCCGGGCGATGTCGCCGCCCTTGAACTGCGAGAGCCTGCCGAGATGGGAGAACCCGATTTTGCCCCGCTCTTTCATTGTGCGGAGTTTACGCTCGGAGATGTGGAGATAGTCGCAGGCCTGCTTGGTGTTGAGCCAGTCCGACAATCTTTTGTCGCACAGTTCGTTATACATCGCCTTGACGGTCTTGTGGAGAAGATCGACACGTTCAATCAATGCGTCGAAAACCTCACGGTCAATTTCAATGGTGTCCATAAATTTGTGGATTAAGTGGATTTTGCAGTGGTGTTTGGTGGGATAAAAATTTGAAAAATTCGGCGGGTATCCCTCCCGCCGAATCACCACTAAATCCACAATCAAAAATTTATGACTGCGATTCAGTGGCAAAGTTAGCGATTTATTTCGTGATTTCCATGCTATTGCACGGGAAATCAGTTAAAACCGATGGCGTGGATTTTTCGCTCGTGTATGGCGAGCAGATGGACATAAGTTGACCGTGCAACGGAATACCGTCGGGTCAATCTTGGACTTTCGCCCTGCGTTACGATAATTTTCAATCATATTGTAAGTAGATTAAAGTGGTGTTTCGCAACGCGAGGATGATGTGCCACCGCAGGTCAAGTATGGATTTACGACTTTGGAGAAAATCTTTTCCGTGACATAGCAAGTGTGTTTTGCGCCGCAATTTTAATTGCGTGCATCAGAACACATGCCTTGCTATGTACCGACGTACATCTTACCTATTATGGAATAAGGAGTTGTGCCCATCATGACAGCCCGGTTTGTCATTAAAGGTGTACGAAAGTCGTACTCTCACGCCTTATTCCATGCCTGCGGAGGGTGTTCAGCCCCTCGGTGCTTATATAAAGTTACGAAAATTTCTCGGCAATTACAAACGGCGAGAAAAATTTTTAGTGAAATTCCGATGCTTTATGCCGGATTTGGAGAACAAATGATTGGTGACAAGAAAAATTTTTGCCCCGGAAATGTTAAAAATTCAGCCCCGTTTTCCGGACATAGCCGGACATACTTGGACATAGCGGGACAAAACGCTCGAAGTCAAAAATTTACCCGATTTACGGACTTGACAAAATGGAATTTATTTTGTTTCTTTGTATAGAGATTGACAGTCAAGGATGCCTTCAAGGAGTTCGATTTACATCTTATATTACGGAACAGTCCGATGAATCGCAGTCAAGACAAGCAATCCGACAGGAGTACATTCTTTTTTTCATCTTGCAGGCTGACCGCCGGAACCGGCGACTTCCTTCCGTAGAGTTCAATACATTATATATACACCCGAACTGCTGACCGAACGATGTCGCATTTATCCGACAGGGATGCCCGACACTTGGAAAGGCGGATGTGAGCCTGACAACGCAACGAGCCGACTGAATGTAGCCCTGTGGCCGCGCATGACCGTTGGCAAAAAATTACCACTTAATCCAAAAAACAATTAAAGAATTATGACACCTACACGACGACATCCCACCCCGGCTTAATCAGCCGATGCCCTCCCGACAGCGGAGGAAGGTCGCCCATGTGCGACGGAGAAAGCTGTACCCCATACCAAACATAGACGATGCCGGCAACCTCGCCCTGCCGATAGAAGCCCGGTCTATCCGTGTCAGAAGATACGCTGACGGCCATCGCTATGCCCTTATCCCAAACACCAACACTTAAACACCAACACTATGGCCAAGGTATATGAGTCCGACATAGACCCGGATGAATTCATCCGCTCGTTCCGTGATGATCCGTCCGGAATATCTTCAATGAAAAAGAAAACCACCGAGGAGAAAAAATCCGAAAATCCACCGGTGGAAAACACGGCAGAAACGCCAACACACGCTCCGACAAACAAGGTGGCACCGGTTACTCCGGCTGATGCCGAAAGTGAGTACAGGCAGAAATATATAGCGAACCTCGCATATCTGCGTCCGAAGGAGCGTTTTCTGATGGTCGAAATCTGCCCCGACCACATTCAGACAATCAAACGTATCATCTCTTACGAGATAAATTCGCCCTGTTCAATCAAATCGTATGTCAACAACGTGTTGGCAGAACACTTCGAGCGATATGCGGCGATTATCAAGAAACGGCTTTGAAAGTATAGATAGCACAAATAATGCTGATATATTAGGACACGATAATATTAAGGGTAGATAAAAATCATCTGCCCTTAATTTCAATAACTCAATAACTCACTTTCCCTTATTCGCCAAACGGTATTCCTGTGGAGTGCAACCGGCATTTCGTTTGAAATAGTCACTGAAAAACGATAGACTTGAAAAGTTATATTTCCAAGTAAGTTCTGTGAGGGAAACATCCGACTGCAAGAGGTCAAGGCGAATTTGCATTACCGTGAATATATCTATTGCTTCTTTCGGCGATTTTCCGTAGTGACTACGAACAATGTTTGATAGATAACGCGGGGTGATACATAATTTTTCCGCATAGTAAGCTACATTGCGCGATTCCCGATAATGTTTGCCGAGCAGTTGGCGGAACCGATAGAACAGTTCGTCTGAATGATTTTTGAAAGAACTGTTATCTGCCGTATTCCGTTGCATAATAATTCTGAAAAGGGTATAGAAAGCCCTTAGTAGAGGAGTGGCTATAAGGTATAGCTCCTTTGTGTCGCAAATTTCAAGGGAGGGAGTCATAAACTTAAATAATCCACTCGTTGCATCGGATAGTTGAGGTGTAGTTTGGATATATGTGTTCTTGAATGTGTTTATGCTGACATTTTCGAGTTGGTTGATGGCGGCAAGATGAAAAAATTTGCTAATGGCGAGTATTTCAATTTCGTAATCAGCAGACCGATACTGGATCTTGATTATATCTCCCGGATTGAACAGCACCACACTTCCGGCTGTTTCTTCAATCGTTTCAAAGTTGCATGTGATTCTCGCATTACCTCTTAGCACATGAAGTATCAATGCACAGTCAATCGCAAGTCCGTCAACTGTGTACTGCGGTGGCACACCTCTATATATAGCCAGTGGCTTTTCATCGGTTACAAATGTAGTAAACATCTTTTTCTGCTTTTCAGTGTAAAATTAGCAATAAATTCCTAAATATGCTTAGTCTGTTCCGATTTTCTAAAACTAATTACTGATTTTAATAACTCATACCATATGGTAAAACTGTAATTTTGCAACAGAAATATAACAAAGAAAATATGAATACCAGAAAATTAGGAAACATCACTGTTTCAGCAATCGGAATGGGATGTATGGGTTTTACCCATGCATACGGCAAAACCCCGGAAGAAAGAGAGGGCATACGATTGGTCCACAAAGCCTTTGAACTCGGATGTACCTTTTTCGACACTGCCGAAATGTATAGTTATTTCGGTAATGAAGAATTTGTTGGCAAGGCATTGAAAGGACTACCCCGTGAAAAGGTGGTAATTTCCGACAAATTCTGGCCTGAGAAATTGCCGGGTCATGATTTCCCGGAGGACAAGTTGAGTGAATCCGGTATTAGAAAATCATTAGAGGGGTCTCTACGCAGATTGCATACCGACTATATTGATGTATATACAGAACATCAGATGCGGGAGGGCAACGAGGAGGAGGTTGCATTCATCATGGGCAAGTTAATCCAAGAGGGCAAGATTCGCGGATGGGGGCAATCTTCACCCACAGTCGACCAGATACGCAAAGCCCATGCCGTGACCCCAATAGCAGCCATACAAAGTGAATACTCCATGACGGCAAGGCAGTGGGAGAAAAATGTCTTACCGCTTTGTCGCGAACTGGGAATTGGCTATGTTGCATTTTCACCTATGGCCAATGGCTTTCTTAGCGGGAAATATTCCGCTGACACCCAATTCGCCGGAGATGATCTACGAACAGTCATAACACGTTTCGACAAGACGAATATGGAACGTAACCAACCGTTGCTCGACCTTGTAAACAGATATGCCGCCGAGAAGAATTGTACTCCGGCACAAATTTCGTTGGCATGGGATATGATGGCTTATGAATCCCTTGTGCCAATCCCCGGAATGCGCAGCGATGCCCGCATAGAGGAAAATCTCGGAGCGGCAGATGTTAGACTTTCGATGGAAGAATACGATTCACTCTCTGCCGAACTTGACAAACTGACCGTTTATGGCGACCGTCGCGTACTTACAAATCTTGCGTCCGTACCCAAAAGTGTAAAACAAGATGAGTCCAATATTAACGCAAAACATTAATTATGGGAAAGAAAACGATTATAATAATCGGTGCCGGTAAAGGACTCGGCAATCATGTTGCAGAAAGATTCGGCATGGAAGGCTATCGTGTCATTCTTATGTCGCGCAATGCAGAATCTTTGAAAGAGTACCAAAAGGATTTTGCCTCCAAAGGGATTGAAACATTTGTCCATACTGTTGATGCCGAGAATCCGTCAACACTGACCGAAGCATTAAATTGGGCAACCCGCAACTATGGCTCTCCCGATGTTCTGTTTTACAATGTAGGTATAACTGCACCAATAGAAGAATGTAAGACGGATTCTGAAGAGTTAATGCGCCATTTCCGTGTTGACGTGGCAAGCGCCTACCTATGCGTAAGAATGGTGTGTAATGAAGAATTTATTGCAAAACAAGGCTCTGTCATAATTACTGGAGGTGGACTTGCGGAATATCCCACTATGGGATTTTTGCCATTATCCATTGATAAGGCGGCACTTCGGGCGATGGCGATAGCACTTCACGACGAAATGAAACCGAAAGGTGTCTATGTCGGTACAATAACAGTTTACGGTTCAATCGGTATTGATTCATTCTTTGCCCCGGCACGAATCGCTGACAAGATTTGGGAGATGAATAAGAACCGGGATGTGTGCGAAATCAAGTATGCCTATCCGGAACTTGAAAACAATAATCTCAATGCTGCCGAATATTGGGACAAAGTATTTTCATTATCGGAAAAATATAAATAGTCTATGCTCTATCTGTTGATAGTCTTATGTTTGGGACTATGTGTCCCATTACAGACCGCCGCAAACGCCCGATTACGGCAAGTTGTCGGACCGGCCTATGTCTCTACGTTAATATCCTTCTCTGTATCATCGTTGTTTCTAATCGGTATTGCTTTGTTCGCCGGCATTGGAATCATGCCAAATCAGACAGCTTTACAGACCGCTCCGTGGTGGAGTTGGTTTGGGGGAATAATAGCGTTGTTGACACTTACTTGTGCCATATATCTGTTCAAGGAAATAGGTCAGTTGCAGGGAATGCTTATCCCGATGTTCAGCCAACTGTTGTTCAGTCTTTGTATTGACCACTTTGGTTGGTTCGGTTCCACCATAATTCCTTTTGATTTGAAACGCATTATCGGAGCTACATTATTGATTGTCGGAGTCACATTGGTGGTCGTGCTACCCGGAATAGGAAAAAAGATTGGCAATCAGAATGGCAGTGTTATGAGAAAATTATTTTGGCAATTATGCGCGATAATCTCAGGCTGTCTTATGGCGAGTATCGGGGCTATATATGCTCGTTTAGGCACAGTCATTGGTTCCGCAATACAAGCCAGCATTATATCATTCATAATAGCCACAACCGCAATAACTGTGTATTGCGTGATTTTCGGTAAAATTCATACTGTCGGGATGGCATTCAGCCGCAAATATCCGTGGTGGATGTGGCTCGGAGGTTTTGCTGGTGCGACCACAGTATTCGGTAACGCATGGTTTATTCCTAAAATTGGTGTCGGCCTATTTGTGATGGCTCTCCTTATCGGTCAATTGGTTTTAAGTCTATTGATGGAGCACAACGGATGGCTCGGTGCGCCGAAAAAAGAAATCACCGCAAGACAAATGATTGGAATAGCCATTATGCTTGCAGGTGTGGTACTAATCCGGATTTAATGAATTTAGAATAATATGAACCTATATTCAGAATTACAACCTCTTTGGCAAAAGTATAGATTTATTTCAATCGCGATTGCGTTAACTCTAATAATTCCAATTCTACATATGGAAGCACAAGAAAGAAAATTGCCCGTTGCTGATATCACGGCAGGAAAACTTTTCATGCAAACGGTTTCCGACCGTCAAAGTACCAGAAATTTTGACATCAATAAGGAAATTTCAGATGCCATTCTCGGTCAGCTACTATGGGCTTCGCTGGGTGTCAACCGTGAAAATGCCATATCCCCATTTCCCGGCAGGCCATTGGCGAACCGCTGCAATCCTACTGCGATGAATAGTCAGGAAATCTCGGCATACGTTTTTGGCAAGGATGGTGTTTGGGAATATCTGCCGGAGCCACATTCATTACGTCTTATGACCGATGGAGATTATAGGGCACTCGTTGCAGGAACGGAAGCGTTTTCACAAGATTATGTTGAAAATGCGCCTTATTCAATTGTGTTTGTCGCTGATTTGAGTAAACTCCCCGAAAAGGCAGATCGTAAGGTTTGGGCAGCTTTCGATGCCGGAATTGCTTGTGAAAATCTCACACTCGCATGTTCTGCCCTCGGTCTATCAACAGTGCCAAGAGCAACTATGAATGTTGCCGGTATCCAATCATTGCTTAAATTAAGCGAAACTCAACTTCCTATGTTGAACAATCCAATTGGATACGCCCAATAGAAAATAATATAATAAATAATATTTCAATTAAGGCGGGGCAACCTGCCTTTTGCTTTCTATTTATAATACTTGAAGTTCAATCAACAATATGTTTAACACAAAATCAAAAATCAATGAACAAGGTATTGATTGTTGATGCGTCATCCTCCGATTGTCGGGTCATGGCTGGCTTGCTCATGAAGGCCGGCTATGACCCTATGACAGCGGAGGACTTTGACGCAGCCAAAGAGGAGGTGGCGAAACTGCCACCCGGAGCTGTCGTTGTCGCGGCGATGAAATTCATCCGTGGCACAGCGCAGGAGTTAATCAACTGGCAGAAACGCGAGGGTTACAAATTCCCCGTCATCGCCATAGTAGAAAATCTCAATGCTCTTGACACTATCGAGGTCTTGCAGGATCACGGGGCTGTCGCCGTGGTACAACGCCGCGCCGTTGACAAGCAGTTGGTGGAAACCGTTGGCAAGTATGCCAAACCGGAAAACATCGTGCTGCAACTTGACAACACGCTTATACCGAGAGGTAGCAAGCAGTTCAAGGGAATTGATAAATCAATCACCGAGATTGCCGAAACCAATGCCAACTGCATAATCTTTGGTGAGTGTGGTACAGGTAAAGAGCAGATAGCGCGCCAAATATATCTGCAAAGTTCACGGACACAAAAACCGCTTATCATGTTGGAGGCTGGCGGAGCGGCACTGGTCGGCAAACACGCCCCGGACTCAGACCGCAGTGAAATCTATGACCGCATTGAGGGTTATTTCCGTGAAGCAAAGGGAGGTACGATTATCGTGAAGAACATCCAGTTGCTTACCTTCGAGAAACAATCGGTGTTGCTGCACATTCTCGAACAAGAACATCCCGATGTGAGGCTGATATGCACCGCTAACGCATCGCTGTTGAAGATGGTGGCCGAGGAAACATTCCGCGACAACCTCTTTTTCATGCTCCGTCAGACAAGTATCAACGTGCCTCCCTTACGAGAAACGACCGGCGATATACCGGATATAGCCGATTATCTGCTGTCAAAGTATGCCCGCAAAAAGCAAAAGCCGAAGAAACATCTTGACGCTTCGGCAATCAAGGCTCTCAAACTCCATCCGTGGCCGGGCAACATCCGAGAACTTAAAGATGTAGTTCTTTTCGCCGCCTTCCATGCTGACGGAGATACCATATCGGGAAACGCCCTCAAATTTGACAATGCTCAACCCGATACAGCCGAGGATTTGACACACCGCAACCCGAAAGCGGAGAAAGAGCGCATACTCAAAGCCTTCACCCGTACTGGAACATGGAGCGGGGCTGCAAAGCTGCTCGGAATATCCGAAAGAGCCTTGTATAAACTCCGTAAAAAGCACGGTATCAACCCTGACGGAGAAATCGGGTCTTGACCACCTCGGAAAAAATGCGTACCTTTGCAGCGCAAAATAGCAAAGATTAGCGGTTGGAGAGCCAATCGTATCAACAATATAGGATAACATAACTTCCGCATAAGTTCTATTGAGAATCTGCAAAATTCATTAATGACGAGCTTAGCGAGATGCTTATGCTATGCTTACTGCATAGCGTATAGTATTCAAGCTATCGTCATAGGCATTGCAGAGCCTTCAATAGTTAGCGTAGATACTATACGCTATATTTTTGCCTTAATCTAATATTTCAAATCGGCCAAAATTCGGAACAATTATTCTTTCTCTCGGAACAAAAATTCCGGTACTATTCCATAGGGATAAATTCTTGATGGAATTTTATTTCTCAATAAATCACCAATTTACATACGAAAGCATCTAAACTGCGGTCTATTTGTAAATCCATAAGGTTATAATATCGCACGGATTAAACACCTGCAATTCACATCAAAAACTATAACCGAAAATGGCACGACAAATAATCATAATTGATGACAATGTATCCGACTCCAACGAGATGAAACGCCTCTTATCGGGTTTCGGAGCTGATGTATTCCAAGCATTGCGAGTTGGCTCTGCCAAAGAATACTTGCCAAAATTCAAGACAGGCGATATCATAATCTGCGATTTCAAATTGGCTGACGGTAACGCCGTCGAACTGATGGAATGGCTTGACAGCAAGAATATCGGGTGCAGCGTGTTTGTAATCACCGATGTTGAAACAGTGGCGGATGCCGTTGCCTCGTTCCGGGCAGGTGCAAAGGATTACATCAATAAGCGACTTATCCGGGAACTGCTTATACCGAAAATCAAGACCTTAATCGGTAAGGATGATGACACCAATTTTCCGTTGCTGTTCTCCCGCAAAAGCGAAGGATGTATAAGGGCTTACAGTACAGCCCATGTCGTCGCGCCCACCAATCTTAATGTGATGATTATCGGAGAAAGCGGTGTTGGGAAAGAACCGTTGGCGCAGGAAATCTTCGATATGAGCCAAAGATGCGACAAACCGTGTGTGATGATGGACTGCGGTACTCTCCATTATCTCGCTCAAAACAATAACTCCAAACAACAGCTGACAATGCTGGATGCTGTGGCAGCGCAATTCCGCAAAGCGCAGGGCGGCACGGTGATACTTGACAATATTTAACGACTTTCGCCGGATATGCAGTCTATCATGCTCCATGTAATCGCCAACAGCAAGCATAACCCGCGAATAATCACAACCGCCTCACCCGATATTACGGAAATGGTAATTGATGGTCGCTTTCTCTCGGCGTTGTTCTACAAAATCAAAGAGTTTACAATCACCTTGCCGCCTTTACGCGAATGTCAGGATGACATCATGCTGCTTGCCGATTTCTACCTTCGGCATTATAACCAAGAGTTTCGCAAACAGGTAAAGCGATTTGACGCTTTGGCACAACGTGAGATGCGCGCCCATTCATGGTCGGGCAATATCCGGGAACTGAAACACGTTGTCCGTGTAGCCGTGCTGAAATCACGCGGCGAGATCATCACTCCGAAAGAACTGGATTTCGATACACCTTCAACCGGCGCACACATTCAATTCAAACTGAAAACAGGCGACGAGAAAAACAAAATCACAGCCGCCATAGCCCATGCCAATGGCAACTTCACCCAAGCCGCCAACCTTCTCGGTATATCGCATAAGGCACTTTGGGCGAAACGAAAGAAATACGGGCTTGCATAACGTACCACTTTCAAGGTGGTATATTCGCCCGTTGGTAGTATATAACCCCACCTAATATCATGCTAAGATAGCCAATAATATACTTGTATTGGATAAAATAAGCCATATTTTATCCAATACAGTGTTTTAACTGGATATAATTCACTATATTTGCAGTCTAAAATAGATTGCGATGAAAACAACGATACTCAATCAGCGGGCAGAACGTGATGAACTGATGTCACGCCCCTACCAACAACGGCATACAAAGTATGACGCTGAAGAACTGCTACAAAATCCGCTTATCAAACTTATAACCGGGCCTCGTCGTGTGGGCAAATCGGTCTTTGCCCTGCTCATGCTTCAAGGAAAGAATTTCGCTTATCTCAATTTCGATGACAGCCAACTACTTGAAAAGTGGGATGAGGATTTGGTGATGTCTGCACTTGATGATGTGTATCCCGGCTATGATTTCATGCTGCTTGATGAAGTCCAAAATCTTCCCGACTGGGATTTGTGGGTCAGCAAACTCTATCGTCGTGGAAAGAATTTGATAATCACGGGCAGCAATGCCAAGATGTTGAGCCGTGAGATGTCAACAGTATTGACAGGGCGTTATCTACAAATCGAAATGTTGCCGTTTAGCCTTGAAGAAACCATGAGCTGGAAAAATGTCAATCCGCTGCTTGAGGGACACTCCGCACAAGCAATAATGTTGACCGATGATTATATGCGTAACGGTGGATACCCGGAAACTATCACGACCCGTAGCATTACTAAGAGCTATCTTTCAACACTATTTGATTCAATTCTGCTGAAAGATGTTGCCAAACGCCATAAAGTACGAAACACGACCGATTTATACGACCTTGCCACATATCTGCTATCAAATTTCTGCAACCCGATTTCAGCCAACGACCTTGCGGTAGAACTTGGGCTTTCAAGCGTGACTACGACAAAGAAATATTGCGATTATCTAAACGAACCATACCTTTTCTTCTATCTGCCTCGCTTCAACAATAAGCTGAAATTGATGAACAAAGCACCGAAAAAGGTATATGTTGTTGACAATGGGTTTGTGCAAAGCACGGCCTTCAACCTTAGCGAAAACCTCGGAAGGTTGTTGGAAAATCAAGTGTTTGTAGAACTGTTGCGCCGTGGCTATATCCCCGGTCAAACGCTGTTCTATTACCGAACACGCAACGACAAGGAGATAGACTTCGTTACCCGCAAAGGTACAAATGTTGAGCAACTAATCCAAGTATGCTATGACATGACCTCCGAGAAAACCCGCAAACGCGAACTTGATGCCCTTGTCGAGGCAGCCGAAGAACTCCACTGCAACAACCTTCTTGTCATCACCAACGACCAACAGGAAAAGAAATATGATGGATGCAAAATAACAATTTGTTCAATTTTTAATTTTTCCACGAACCCTGTTATATAACATCGACGAAATTTATTATTGTAATAGAATAATTGGTAATTTTGCAACCTAATCAAACAAAAGCAGCTTACAGCATATGGTAAAACCATTTTTAAAATCATTTGAGATACAAGGGTTGTTTGGATATAAAAACATACTTTTGGATTTTCAATCTAATGTAAAAATATTGGTCGGAGAGAATGGATTTGGTAAAACAACCATTCTTAATGCGCTGTATTACCTTCTAAAAGCTGATTATAGTAATTTACAACGTATAAAATTTTCGGTAATTCGCATCGCATTTGATGATTCTCGTAAGTACGAATTTTCATTTGAATCATTGAAATCATATTGTAGATACCTATTACGTCAAAAGGAGCAGGAAGGAGGGCTACTATCTTATTTAAAGAATAATCTTGACTCATCGGTAATAAATCAACTTCTTAAGGAATTTGAAAAAGGCCCAGATACCTTTTTGAATTATATAAAGAAATATAAAGAAGAAAGTAAGGAGAACAGCATCTTTTCGCATATTCCTTCGGAATTCGTTTATGAAGCCGTTAGGGAGCTTTATGATACGAATATAACATTTAAAGTATTCAATGAGATAAGCACATATGTAAATAGTAGTGGCTATCGCATAATCTATTACCCAACCTATAGACGTATTGAAGAAGATATCAAGAATCTGCTAAAATTAACCCCTTCACCCAGACATCGAGTCCCATCAAATAATGAAGTTGTATTATCAAATGATAGTATTATTAAATTTGGTATGGCAGATGTTGAGAAAAGGATTAAACGCATATTAGAAGAAATATCACAATCTTCAATTGCTGGCTTTGCCTCCGTATCCGGTGGAATGATTAGTCGTTTGCTTGAATCCCCTGATAACGAACAATCTAAGCACAAATTTAATCTTGATGAGATTAAAATTGTGCTAAGTCGAGTCGGGGATAATATGTCTCAATCCGATAAAGACAAAATTTTAGCTCAACTTTCAGAAGATGAGTCATTATCTCAACAGAATCAATTTCTTAGATATTTCCTAGATCAATTATTATCTGTATATAAAAGACAAGAGAAATACGATCAAGCCATAAAAAACTTTGTTAACGTCTGCAATAAGTATTTCAATGACAAGTATTTTGTCTATAATGAAAGTAGTGTGTCATTGAATATTTACAGAAAAAATACAAGCTCAAATAATGATGTCATTGAATTAAAGCAACTAAGTTCTGGTGAGAAACAAATCATTTCTATATTTTCTCAACTTTACCTTGAACTAGATAAGAAATTTGTAATATTGTTTGATGAACCAGAACTATCGCTATCAATTTATTGGCAAGAAAAACTATTGCCGGATATGATGGCGGCAGAAAGTTGCGCATTTATGTTGTGCGTTACTCATTCTCCCTTCATATTTGATAACGAACTTCAAAAAGAAACAATTAGTATTAGTACTTGCTCACATGAATGAAGCACCATTTACACCAGAGGGGTTATTATCGCATGCTAATACAACTGTAACGACATCTTTACTTCGTTTTATGCGTAAAGTAAGTGTGTATAAAGAACAGGTAATTTATTGCATTGTTGAGGGATATGATTTACCATACTATAATGTTAGGATAGAAGCTATTTCAGGGCAAAAATGTGAATTCATTGAAGCTAATGGCAAGAAAAATGTAATTGCACTTTATAATATCATAAAATCAAGACCTGAATATTCAAATTTAAAGCAATTATATTTTGTTGATCGGGATTATGATATAAATGTAGATATTCCTTCCGATATTTATATTACCTTAGGATATTCCGTTGAGAATTTTTATGCCTCTAAAAATTGCTATAAAAAAATATTAGCGGGAATTTTTCATATTGACATAACAAACCCAAAGTTTTCTAAATGTGAAAAACTATTTGATGACAGATTGAAGGATTTTATATATGCAGTCAAAGATTTTTGTGCATGGTATAGGTTTATTCGTATCAATGGTATACGCGCATCTATAAAATTAGGAGAGAGTTTTCCTTCTGAATATGCAAAAATTGAAGTTTCGGTTATTCGGAGGGAGAATTATTCAATTGTGGACTTGAATAATGCTTATCCAGATGCTCCAGATGCAACACAAGAACAATTAGATAATGAATTAACCAACATTAATATTATGTCAATTCGAGGAAAATATGTACTTCAATTTATCGAATCAATAGTATCATTTCTTGTAAAAGATTCTAAAAATGGGAGAATCTATTCAGACTCTAAGATTGAATTTGAATCTAATAGAAAAACTCTCTTGACCAGGTTATCAGCTTATGCAGACACCCCAGATTGTTTAAGAAAATATATATTAAATTATTCTGCATAAATGTGGTTGTCGTATTATATTTTTAGTACCTTTGTACTAACCCAATGGAACAATGGGGAAGAACATTGAAATAGTGCCGTGTGCAATTCGTGAACAACGGAAATAGCGGCATTGCAATATTCTGAATACTACTTAGTTACAACGATATTCCGCAGCTCCAGGCGGATCACAGAACAAAACGGCAAGATGCCGCAAATCGCTGAAGCTAAGACAGTTTCAGCGATTTTTGTAATGCCCCTATCCGGCAAAATAATGCACATTGTAGGGGTCAGCGGATTTTCCCGGTTGGCGAATGCTCCTCTCAACCATATTGTGTAACTTCGCGTTATGAAACCG